ATTTATATGCCCAAGCCTATTCTATTTTTGCTTCTCAGAATTTAACAGATATGAGAAATCGTAAAGAATTAGATCATAAATCTTCTGACGGATCTTTTAATAATAAGCAATCAATTGTGAATATAAATCTTCCAAATAAAAATGAAGTTCATGAGCCTCTCGAACCAAATAAATCAGAAACAGACAATAATTGATATAGGCCCACAACCAGGGCCCCAAACTAGATTTCTTCAATCAACTGCTAATATTTGTATTTATGGCGGTGCCGGGGGAGGCGGAAAGACCTTTGGTCTTATGCTTGATCCGATTTATCATTATCACAATCCAAAATTTGTGGGAGTTATTTTTCGTCGGACAACAAAACAAATTCGTAATCCTGGGGGGCTTTGGGAGAAATCTTTTGAACTTTATTCACTTATTAATGGCATCCCAAGGGAAACATCTCTTGATTGGGTTTTCCCTTCTGGAATGAATGTAACGTTTGCTCATATGGAACATGAAAATAATAAATATGATTGGCAAGGAACAGAGATACCTTTTCTTGGCTGGGATGAGCTTACTCATTTCACCATTGGGCAGTTCTTTTATTTGCTTTCTCGCAACCGTTCCACATCTGGAGTACCAGGGTATGTTAGGGCCACTTGTAATCCAGATTCTAAATCATGGGTGAGAAAGTTTATAGACTGGTGGATTGATAATAATACTGGACTTCCTATTCCTTCACGTAGCGGAAAGTTACGTTGGTTCATTCGAGAAGATGATAAATTTATATGGGCCGATACCAGACAAGAATTAATTAATAAATATGGGGCCGAACAATTGCCTACATCAGTGGCCTTTATCCCTGCTTCTGTTTATGATAATCCAATCCTCTTACAGAAAGATCCTGGGTATCTGGCCAAACTCCATTCCCTTCCTCGAGTAGAAAGAGAACAATTACTTGGGGGAAATTGGAATGTTTCTAGATCTACAGGAGATTATTTTAAAAGGCATTGGTTTGAAATAGTTGAATCAGTTCCTAGAAATGAAGTGATACAAACAATTAGATATTGGGATAGGGCCGCCACAGAAGTCAGAGAAGGCGATTTAGAAAAAGATCCTGATTATACTGTGGGTGTTAAACTCAGCAAAACTAAAAACGGTATTTGGTTTATTGAACACATAACAAGGGATAGACTTTCCCCTTACAAGAATAAGCAATTGGTTTTAAATACAGCTAAACTTGATGGGGTTAATGTGCATATTGGGCTTGATGAAGATCCTGGCAGTGCAGGAAAGTCGGATAATGCAGACTATGTGAAAATGCTTTCAGGGTTTATAATAAAATGTTTTAGACCTACAAACGATAAGACTACTAGAGCACTTCCTTTTTCCTCTCAATGCGAAGCTGGAAATGTGAAATTAGTTAGAGGATCATGGAACGAAGACTACTTGAGTGAATTAGAAAACTTCCCCGATGGTGGCCATGATGATCAAGTTGACGCATCAAGCGGGGCCTTTAATGCGCTTAATGGAAATATAATTGGTGATTTTTCAAAAAATTTAATTCAGAATAAAACCAGTACAATAAGTAACATATCTTCAAGTTCACAGCTTAACTGGTAGAAGGATTTTTTATGCTGGAAAAAATAAAAAAGCTTTTTAGTTTTCAAGAGCCCACAAAAATAATTTCAATGTATCCTAGAGCAGTTACTCTTAACGTGCATGAAATTGGTTCTTATGGAACTGAAATCTATTCAGGGTATATCCAAGAAGAGTATCTTTTATCTCTTACAGGGCAACAACGTGCTGATGAATTTGATAAAATGAAACGCAGCGATTATCAGGCAAAGATGTGTCTTAATGCGGTCAAGAATCCTATTCGTTCAGCTAAATGGGAAATCGAAGCGGCCAGTGATGATGTTGAACATCAGAAACAAGCTCAGTTAATTAAGCATATTCTTTTTTCTGATATGCGTCCTACATGGCGAAGATACTTGAGTGAGTTTCTAACAGTTTATGAGCATGGTCATTCACTGTTTGAAATCACGCATAAACCTGTTTTAAATCATCCTGAATTCGGATCTTATGTTGGAATAAATAAAATTGCTTTTAGATCACAGCGCACTCTTGAACGTTGGAATGTTGATCCTCAAACTCAAGATTTAATATCAGTTACTCAATACGCCTATGGTGATTTGCATAGACAGGTTGATATTCCTGCAGAGTTTTTAATTCTTTTCACCATTGATCAAGAAGGGGCAAACTTTGAAGGCATCTCAATGCTTAGGGCCTGTTATGGGAATTGGTTTAGAAAAAATGTATATTTGAAATTAAATGCTATTGGTATTGAAAAACATGCTGTTCCCACACCAACTGTCACCATTCCTGAAGGCAAACAAAATAGTGATCAATATACAAATTTAATTACTGCACTAGAAAAATACGTTCAACATCATGCAAACTATTTAACTATTCCAGAAGGATGGACACTCGATCTTAAATCTAACACTTATGATCCCCAAAAAGTAGAAGTCTCTATAGATAATGAAGATAAAAGAATGACTAAAGCTTTTCTTGCTAACTTCTTAGAACTTGGTATGAATAGCGTTGGATCTTATTCACTCTCCAATGATCTATCTGATTTCTTCTTAAGCGGTCTCACATATGTAGCTGATGAATTTTGTGAGAAGAACAATCTCATCATTAAAGATTTAGTTGATAAAAATTTTGGGCCCCAAACTAAATATCCAGTGCTTAAATATTCTGGAATTTCAGACAAAGCTGGTGATGAGTTGGCAAAAATTCTCGATTCTTTAGTCAGTAAAAAAGTTGTTATTCCTGATGATAAATTAGAAACTAATATTCGTAAGCGATATAACTTACCCGAAGCTTCTCTTGATGGGCAGCGTAGTATTGATCCTAAACCTGCATTTGGCCCAATAGGATTATCGGAAAGATTAAGGCGGAAAGTTAAATCATGGGAATAAATGTTTTAGATTTTAAAGTGAAGGATAAACCTCACTATGAAAAAGTGGAAGAGCTTTTGGGGACAGATAGATTTGCTTGTTTTTGGCTCGACGGGGATAACAATATTAAATTTAGTTTTGGGGTACTTACTGCTAAAGATGTGGCTTACATCGAAAAGATAATTTCTATGATAGCTACCGATACTATTAGAGAAAACACAGAATTGGAAATCTCATGAAGACAACTGTACGAAAAGATATTAAAGAAGCTACACAATTGCTGAAAGATTTCATGACTGAAATGCTTGACGGGATTTCAGAAGAAATGATTTTATCTATTATTTCTAGAACTAAGAAACTTCCAGAATCTCAAAAGATAAATGCTATAAAAGATTTTGGTTATACTGGTAAACAAGAATATAAAAGAAAACTTTTAGATCTTATTTCTGAAATATCTATTGACGCTTTAGAAAAAGCGCGTAAAGAAGTCCCTAAAAAGAAAAACATTCGTCTTGCCGATGCTTACGATAAACTCCCACCAAAAATACAAAAGAAGTTATCTACTCAATCAGACTTAATCGTTGAAACTCAATTAGCTGATTTAGAAAAAGCTGTAATGTTTCAATTCACAAGTAGTTTAGATAGTACTGATTCTCTAGAACTATTGGCCTCGGATCTTGGGGATGCCGCTGATGAATACATCACAGGACCATCCATACTTGGTGGTGCCAGTGCCACCTCCGCCTCTGCAATTAATGATACTCGAAATTATTTTTTTATGGATGATGAAGTTCAAGACGAGATTGAAGGATTTCATTTTATTAATGGCGATCCTGTTAGTGAAATATGTCAGGATTTATCTGAACAATTCGGGCCAGGCTCAGGAAATTATATAGCAAAGGATGATCCTGATCTTTTCAGATATTCCCCGCCATTACATTTTAATTGCAAATCTACTCTTGAACCAATTTTAAAAGGAGAACTAAAGAAAAACGCTCAAGTAAAATCCTTTGCCCCATCAACTTCTAAATTAGGTGATAAGATTCAATTTGCAGAAGCGTGTTGTTCTTCTGGTGAATTACATTTTGTACATATTGAAAACCCACGTAAGGGGAATCTACAAACTATAATCGTTGACAAAACTAAGGCCAAAAATATTGAAGAGGCCAAAAAAATTGCTAAAGATTATGGGGCAGAACATTTACAACCAGATGAAACTAGTTCAAGCTTTAGATTTAGACAAAGAAATCCGAGCGATTTTGTTGAAGGATCTTTTAGAACGAAAAAGATTGACGGAGTTTCATTAGTTTATGGAGAATTAAAGACATGAGTAAAAAAAATTTAAATCTGTACGTTAAAGTACCAGCTATTGAAATTAAATTAGCAGAAAAAGATGGAGTTCCTAAAAAAGTACAATTGCTTAGAGTAGGGATGTTTAATCATCCTGAACATGGCAACATCCCCATCACTAAAGAAACTCTTAAAAAAATGCAACAAAACTTTAGTGACAAAGTTAGAGGCATTGATCTCTCCATTGATTATGCGCATGAAGCGGATAAGGAAGCAGCGGCATGGATTAAAAATGTAATGTTAGATGAATCTGGAAATGAACTCTGGGCCGAAGTAGACTGGACACCTAAAGGCGAAGAAAAAATCAAGGGTAAAGAATACAAATATATCTCCGCTGATTTTAATTTTAATTATGTAGATAATGAAACTCAAAAGAAATATGGCGCTACTCTTTTTGGGGCCGGACTCACCAATAGACCATTCGTAAAAAATATGAATCCCATACAACTAAACGAAGTTGTTAATCAAAAACCAGGAGCTATGACTATGAATCCAGAAGAATTAAAAGCAGAAAATGAAATGCTTAAAAAGAAAATTGCTGAATTGGAAGCAAAAATTTCAGGCGGCGATTCCGCTGCAAAAATGGCTGATATGCAGAAAAAGCTAGAAGACTATGCTGCTAAAGATAAAGCGGCAATGGAAGAGAAAAAACTTTCTGAGAAGAAAGCTAAATTTGATAAACTTCTATCAGAAGGAAAAACAGTTGAAGCTCAAAGAGATGCTTTCATGTCTGACGATATGGTGAAATTTACCGAGCTTGCATCCAATGTAAATCTTTCCGAAAAAGGCAATGCAGGAAAGGGCGTTGAAGAAACTATTAAATTGAAAGAAGGCGAAGATGTACAAGATAAAGTTATTGAACTTGCTAATAAAGCTGTAGCTGAAAAGAAAGCTAAAGATTTTGATGCAGGTTTACATCTTGTATTTTCAGAACACCCTGATTTAGAGAAAAAATATAATTCAACATTCGGAAGATAAGATTAATTTAGAAAGGAGATACAATTATGAGTTCATGTCTACAACCAAAAATTGCAAACTATAAGGCCGCAGCGGCCTTAGCTGCTTACAAAGCAGTAAAAAAAGGCGCCGATGATGAGCATGTAGTAGTTGGTGCGGCCAATACTGACCGCTGTATTGGTATTGTCCAAAACTCTTCAACCGCTGCTGAGGATATTCTAGAAGTGGCCCACCCTGGTGGTGGTGCAAAGGCCCTTTTAGGTGAAGCTGTTAATATGGGAGATTTTTTAGTTTCTCATACTGACGGAACTTTAGTTCTTCCTAATGCCGAAGGTGATGTAATAATCGCTCAAGCTCTGGAAGACGGAGCTTCAGGAGATGTTATTGGGGTAAATGTAATTTTAATGACTGCTCATGCGGCCATCTAATAATTTTTTAAAAGAGGAGAAATAACTTATGTCACAGTCACAATTAAAAGCGATTAAGGATAAATTGCTTTCTCAGGCGAGTTCTATTTATGTACCCGAAGATGCGTCCTACATCTCTGAGCAAATTTTGCCTTTGATCGGAGTAGTAGAAACTACAGGATCACTTGCTAAATATGGTACTTCTCATTTAAGAATTGAAAAATCTTTAGCGGGTGGTAAAGGTAAATACCGTAGAGTAGAACCTATTACTCGTTCAACTACTGATTATAAAATTGAGAGTCATGGTCTTGAAGGTTTTGTTTCAGCGGATGATTATCGTAACGTTCAAAAACCTTATGATGCAGAAAAAGATGAAACTCTAGGTTTAACTTCTCTTCTTTGGGTTGAGAAAGAGAAATTACTTGCTGATACTTTAGGCAGCACTTCTATTCTTACTCAAAACACAACTCTTGTAGGTGGCAATCAATTATCAGATTATCTAAATAGCGATCCTCTAGCAGTTTTTGATACTGCTCGATTGGCCGTACGTAACGGATGTGGGGCACCCCCAAATGCTGTTATTATGGAATGGGCAGTTTACCAAAAACTCCGTTATCACCCACAGATTTTAGATGCTCTAGGGTTTAAAGAAAACCGCCCTGGTGGATTAAGTTATCAAGAAATTGCGTCAGCACTTGATGTTAAAAAAGTTCTTATTGCGAGTGCTATGTATGAATCCGCAGCAGAAGGTCAAGCGAGTGCTTTAGCTCCTGTATGGGATAAAGATATCATCTTTGCAGTATTGCCAGATAAAGCATCTCCTTATCAAGTATCTCTAGGATACAGAGTGCAGTACTCAAATCAAGGTTCACGTGCAGTTTATAAACAACCATCGTTTAACCCACCAGGGGGGACAGAAATTCTAGTGGATGATCATTATGATTTTTTAATTTCAAATGTGAATGCAGCTTACTTAATTGAAGATGCAATCGCTTAATAGGGGGATAGGATGAGAAATTTTATTTTAATTTTTCTTTTAGTCTTTGTATCCTTCTCTAGTTTTGGAGCGACACAAAGATTTTTTCAAGATGCAAAATTACCTACTCAGCAAATGGTAGAGAAACAATCATTCATTAATCCTGCAGCGGCCGGGGATAATGATGTACTCTCTTCATTTACTGGGAATACTTCAGGAGCAGCGGCAACGGCCACAACTTTTGTTGCTCAGCCTGATGTGCCTAGAGTTTTAGTTCTAGTGGTAGACCAATCGGCCGATGATTTAGCCGATTGTACAGTTACAGTTACAGGTACAAATTTTTTTGACCAACTCATTACTCAGACTTATACTTTCGCTGCTAACGCCTCTGGAAGTCAGACATCTAGTAAGGCCTTCAAAAGTGTAACATCAGTCTCTTTCCCTGCTTTATGTGAAGATTCTCCTTATGGCGCTACATGGTCATTAGGATTTGGTGAAGCTTTAGGAATTAAACGATGCATGGGTGCGGATGGGGACTTTCTTCATTCTACTTTGAATGGGGCCAAAGAAGCTACTGCTCCAACCATTGTATCAGATAGTGATGAAGTTGAGAAAAACATAGTAGATTTTAATGGTGCTATGAATGGTTCAAATGATTTTAATTTGTTCTTTTTCCAAAATTATGGATGCCACCCGTAAGGGCGGACTCTCCTTAGAGGGCGTGCTTAAAGTTAAAAGCTTTAGGCACGTTTTTATTTTATGAGTTATGTCACACAAGAAATGGTTGAAGGCGAGTTTAGG